CACATACTCAAAAATCAATAAACTAGGCTCCTAAATCACCAAATAAGCCCGCACAGGCGTTGATAGTGTGCCCCGAATCCGTTCTGATGTGTGACGGCAAGGTAGTTCTGCTTGGTGACAGAGTTGTAAATCACTATCCTTTACAGGACGACGATGGAATATCCCTATAATCCGTTTGATTTGCAAGAAGGAATACAAGGGTAAAAGAGGGGCAGTGGCCCCACGGTTTGTTGCATGTTAGCGTATGCAGCCAGCCCGCCGTCATACAAAGACAGCATGAGTAGGTACCGGATGACCGCCTACGTTCTAGTGCTAACGCTAAGTGATCATGTTCGACTCAGATAATGTCCACAACTTTGCCCGCCAGGGCAAAGTGTGACTGAACGATCTAGATAATATCTTAACGCTTCGCGTTCGGTAACAACTACCAAGGTTCGAGCGCAAGCGATGAACAGAAGAACGCAAGTTCTTCTTTAGGGCGTTGATAAATATCATTATGAAAGTTTATGAAATAATCTCAATGAATGAAGCTGTGCCTGGGCTGGGTTTTCTGGGCAAAGGTGCTGAGCTGCTGGGCAAAGGCCTTGAAAAAGTCAAGAACCCCATAAAGGCATTTCGTGGTGCTGAAGGTGCATTGAAAGATGCCATAGCCAAGGAAATAGGCGACATTGCTCGTGTGCAAAACATTGACATAAAAGATGCTGCCAAGGTGTACAGTGATAGGCTTGAACGCAAGATCGGTAATGAAATGGTGAACATTCAGCGTCGTGAACGAGCATTGGGTAGACCCATGCCTGACATCAATTCACCTCAACTGAGAGCCAAGGCCATGGAAAATCTTGAGATTGATGCAAGACAGTTGGACAAAAACTTTGTGAAAGATGCCAGTACCAGCGCACAGCTGACCAGAGGCGCTGAAGCATTGGGACTCAAAGACGCCAGTTGGTGGCGAGGTTTATTTATGACCGGATCAGGAGCATTGAAAACCCTTGGTTTCTATCAAGGTTTTGTTGAACCATGGAATGAATTTACCCGACAGATGCAAATACATGCTCAAGAAGTGGCCAGCAACAAGATATCTGAAGAGCAGTACAATGGCTATATGAATCAGGAAGTAACCATATTGGTCAGCAAATGGGCCAGCCAGATGGTACTGACTGGAATTTTCAAGATGGTTGTGCTCAACAAAGAAAGCAACACACGTGGTATAGGCAATTGGATCAAAGAAAAAACTGGTGCTGACATGACTTCAGCCGCTGGCGTGTATTGGTTTAGATCTTGGGTCAATGACAGCGATGCACAAAAATGGCTGGCCAGTGCCTTGCTAATGGATATTGGATCATCCAGTCAACCGTTTGCTCAGGCCATAGGCAAAATACTTGCTCCCATACTGTCTTTGCCACATCGCTTTACTGGTGGACGTATTGGACCACCTGTGGACGGCGCAGAAGCCAAGACTGGCAAAATAGCTGGCGGTGCAACAGCCAGCGACGGTAGTGGTGGTAAACCTGTTGCTAGTAATGCACCAGCAAGTGGCGCCAATACACAGATAGATGCTACAAGTCCTGCTGCGCCAGCTGGCGCAGCAACCCAATCAACTGGCACTCTGGGCAAGAGTTATTTCAACTTTGACAGTGACATGACCAATTGGGAAGTGGACCCACAAAATCCACAATACATACGAAATCCTGCGGATCACAGTGACTTTGTGATAAAACCGCCAGGTTGGAAACCAGCGGCCAAATAATCACAGCAATGGGAGACCTGTATTCTTTACAGATTCTAAATTTTCATTGATCACGTTGTAGATCAATTCTCTTTCTTCAAAACTGTAATTATAAAACAAATCATTTACTGATACACCACCCCTCATGTACCAGCTGAGTCTAAACAGCTCTTCTTTAAACGCTTTAGTTTCTTTTTCCAGCCTAACCAGTTTTTCTTCAATCGCCTGAGCGGCTAAACCAATTAGGCTCCCTCGAAAAAATTGCTTTGATCAAGCTCCACACGTAGATCCGCATCTTTGTCACAGCTGCTGCATTTTACCTTGAATACAGGTATACGCCAGTCTTCTCTATTTTTTTCAATGTGCGCGGTGATAGCATCAAATATGGATTTTTCACAGTTGTTCATCCACTCCTGTATAAAACTTCTTTCTGTCACCACTTGTGTGCCAATTTCTACACTTTCTACACACAGTATATATAGATTGGTACGCACTTCTGCAAGATTTTTAAACAATCTGTTGATTGTGGATTGCTTTTCAATTTCATCTTGGATAGTGTCCACTTGACTGATTTGCTGTTGCAACTGAAAGTTTTTTAGACTGTACTCTGTGCTTTCTTTGTAGTTGAGAGGTCTGAGATTGATAACAAGATCTTTCAATTGGATTTTGTTATCATATTTCACAGTGCCAAAATGCTGAATGATTTTCCCCAAGTCCAGTTCATATTCATTTTCAGTGTTGCATGCACCGCATGTGTTTTCCACAGCCATGGTGTTGCCAAATGTTGCAATACGTATGGCTGTGAACAGCAATGTTGTGTCCAGTATGCTCAGATCCCAAGCATCTTTTACAGCACTGCAGCAACTTTCAATCACTCGTACTGAACTTTCTCCGCTGAGCAGCGCATCTGGAGTTTTAAGCACAATCTCGTCCATCCCAGTCATGGCACACACCGGCAGATTGGTAACATCGCCTTGTATGGCTCCAGGTCTGTTGTAAACACCTTGACTAGGCAAATTCACAAAAATTTTGGGTTGTCTAAAGTATTGCTGTAAAGGATTTTGTGGCATTATTATCTCCAGATAAATATCATATGTAGTATTTATATACGCACATTTCACCGGATTTTTTTATGGACTTTACCAAACAAGATTTAATAGATGCACTAAAAACTGTTTTTCCTAACAGTGGACCGGCACCTAGTACTCCTACCGGGGGTGCTAATGCAGACGGTGCAAACAAATCACTAACAAATTTTAGTGGTTACATACAAAATGTAACAACAAAATTTGGTGATCTTGCAGGCACAGCCATTCCGTTGGGTGTAGGACTTGAAAAATTAAGAACTGGTGCTGACGGAGCCAACATTGCAGCTGATGGCTTGAAGTCCGTGCTAACCACAGTGTCAGGAAGTGCGGGTCTCGGGGGATTAGGCAAAGCATCAGGTTTTGTAATAGACTCATTGATGAAAACCAGAGAGGACATGAACAAAACCATGGCCGAAACTGGTGTTGGTAATAACAATCTAGGTCAATTTGTAAGACTGAGTGGTGAAGCTGGATTGTCAACAGCACAGTTTGGTGAAGTGATGAAAACCAACATGCCCAGCATTATTGGTATGGGCAGCAATGCTACAAAAAGTGCAGAAGCGTTCAGCAAACTACAAAAAGGTTTATTAGAAAGCAAAGCCGGCGAAGGTTTGATGTTGGCAGGTATCAGTGCGCAGGAGATGGCCAACTACACTGCCCTCAGCATGAACATGTCTAGAAATAGAGATACTCGTACCGAGGCTGGACAAAAACTTGTGCAAGAAAGTGCGGCCAAGTTAGCTTATGAAATAGATGCCACTAGTAGGATCACAGGTCAGAGTAGGGAACAAGTCGCCAAAACGTTGCAGGCAGAAGCCGAAAAAACTGACAGTATTCTTGCAATGAATTTGCTGACCAAAGAACAAAGAAAGAGCTTGGAAGAATTCAATTCAAAATCTGCGGTGCTTGGCCCAGCTTTTGCCAACTTGGCTACAGAAGTTACAAGTAAAGGTGCCGTGGTTAGCGAAAAGAACTTGGCTATTATTGCATCTTTGGGACCAGCAGGCATTGAATATGTAAATGCCATAAAAATGGCTAAAGAAGCAAAAACTAAGGAAGAAAAAGAAGCGGCCGCCGCTGCTCAGGAAAGAGCTATTGCTCGTGTGCTTGAAAAAACCAACGATGCTAGCTATGCACGGCAAAATAGGACTGCTAGTGGAGAACAAGCAGAAGCTATCAACGCAGTTGTGCAAAGTACCAAAGGAGCAGCGGCAGCCCTTAGAAGTGAGCAAGAGTCTACAGGCAAAGGAGCTGTCGAAGCATATAGATCGATAAAAGATACTGTAACCAATAATCAAGGCGGAAAAACTGACAAGGGTGAAGTTGACAAAGATCAACAAATTGCTAGACAATTGAATGAGGTCAATGTTCGTGCCACACAGTCCATGGGCGGGTTAGCCAAGACTGTGGATGATGGCGCACAGGCCATACAACGTAATCAAAAAGCCATGAACGCATTGACTGACACAGTTAATTTGATTGGCGGCCGCGGCAACATGAAAGACAAGGAAACAGCCTATAAACAAGCCCCTGAAAAAATGACAAATCAATTGAGCTCGTTGGGTAATGCTGTACTGGGCACTGATGATAAAAATTCAGCGGCTCCAGCCAATACAGGCAAAAAAGATGCCTATGGCAGAAATGTACCAGTGCATGGTGAAGGCGGCATTATCAACGGCCCTGAGCTGGCTGTGATAGCTGAAAAAGGACCAGAAGCTGTTGTTCCTTTGGACAAGCTGAAAGACATGATGGGCGGGGTTTCCATGCAGATAAGTTCTGCGTCAAGTCCTGCTGGAGGATCATCTGTTGGTGCATTGGACAACAAGCAATATTTAGATCAATGGAAAAAGAACTACGAGGAACAAACTGTGGTAATGATTGGCACAGAAAAACGCCAAGCACAGGAAGACATACAGTACGCTGAAGCAAGAATAACTTCCAAATCGGCAAAAATCAAAGAACTGGAAGACATCAAGGCCACCCGAGAGCTAACAGAAAGCGAACAGAGACAATTGGCATTGGCCCAACGCGGTAAAGCAAGAGCTGAACAAAATCTAGCTAGTGATCAAGCAAGATTAGCGGTGTTGGAAACCATAGATAAAACTGGTTTAACCAATCAAGCCAACATGGCGGAAAAATTTATTGCAGGACAAGCTGACACCAAAGAAGCCCAGGAAACAGCTATGAAACTGGTAACCGAAGGAGCTTCTGAAATACTTAAAATTAACGGCAAAATAATGGATCCATCTGGACCTGAAGCTAAGGAAGTCATGGCCAAAATGTCAGTATCTAAGGCTGAGATTGATAAAGTCATGGCAGAAACCATGGGCATTAAAGCCAGTGCTCCTTCGGACAGCAAAGCCAGTGCTCCTTCGGATAGCAAAGCCAGTGCTCCTTCGGACAGCAAAGCCAGTACAACTGTAAGTAGCGGTCTTGGAGGATACAATCCTTTCAAACCTGTAATTAAAGATCAAGCAGCAGCAGATGAACAAAAAGCCAAAATTGCAGCTCAAAAAGCATCATTGGCCAAACAAGCTCCGGATCAGAGTGACGCAGAAACTAAACGCCTTGCTTCAGCCAACGCAGCGGCCGCATCCAAACCGGGTGCTGAAAAAAAGGATCCAGCTAAAGCAGACAAAACCTCACAAAAAGAAACATCACTGAAAGATCTCAATGATCAGTTGATTGCGTTAAATAAACACATGATGCAATTGATCAGCCACAATGCAAATATTGCAGACCATACAAAAGAAACTGCCCGTGCGAAACCAGCAGGACAACGACTAGGATCATAAATGACTTGGAAAAAATACTTCACACCTGTCAGTGTTGATGGACAACTCAGTACAATATCAGGGTTGACCAACGGCAACAGACCTGGACCAGCACGTAGCAACTACAGCAGCTATTTGCCAGATGTGTATACCGGTAGTCCCAATCGTATTGAGCGTTATCAGCAGTATGAAACCATGGATTCGGATCCAGAAGTCAACGCGGCCTTAGACATTTTAGCTGAGTTTTGCACACAAAAATTAAAAGACAGCAAAAGCCCATTTGCTGTGAAGTGGCGTAGCAAAGCTACCAATATTGAAGTGCGTGTGCTGGGCGAATACTTGCAACAATGGAACAAGACGCAAAAATTTGATGTGCGCATATTCCGCATTGTGCGCAATGTGTTCAAGTACGGTGATGCTTTCTTTATACGGGATCCTGAAAATCAAAAATGGTCATGGGTTGACACCGCACAAGTGATCAAGGTGATTGTGAATGAAAGCGAAGGCAAAAAGCCAGAACAGTATGTGATCAAAAATCTAGCACCCAACTTTGAAAACCTAGTGGCCACGCAAATTACCCCCAATGTTAATCCACGCAACAACGGCGCCGGTTTCAGTAGTGGCGGTGCTGTGGGCTACACTGGTTCAAGTGGCGCAAGTCAAATGGGCGCAGGTGGCGGCAGCACCAGTGCCAGCAACAGATTCGGCCTGCAACAAACTGAGCATGCCGTCAATGCGGAACACGTGGTGCATTTGAGCCTAAGTGAAGGTTTGGACAACAACTATCCGTTTGGCAACAGCCTGTTGGAAAATGTGTTCAAGGTTTACAAACAAAAAGAATTGCTGGAAGATGCGATCCTTATCTATCGCATACAACGTGCTCCAGAGCGCAGAGTGTTTAGTATCGACGTGGGCAACATGCCCAGTCACCTGGCCATGCAGTTTGTGGAACGTGTGAAAAACGAAATTCATCAGCGCCGTATTCCGTCACAAACAGGTGGCGGACAGAATGTCATAGACTCTGCATACAACCCTCTCAGCATCAACGAAGATTATTTCTTCCCTAAAACAGCAGACGGCAAAGGATCAGACGTCAAGATGCTAGAAGGCGGTAAGAATATTGGCGAGATTGACGATTTAAAGTACTTTACCAACAAGTTGTTTCGTGGGTTACGTATTCCTTCCAGCTATTTGCCTACTGGTTCAGACGACAGTCAAAGCAACTTCAACGATGGCAGAGTGGGCACAGCCTACATTCAAGAACTGCGTTTCAACAAGTATTGTGAACGCCTGCAAAGTTTGATATCCACAGTGTTTGACGAAGAATTCAAACTGTATCTCAACAGCAAAGGCATGAACATTGACCCCAGCTTGTTTGAACTCAACTTCAATCCACCCATGAACTTTGCATCCAGTCGTCAAGCGGCCATAGATGCCGAGCGTATCAACACATTCAACACCATTCAAGCAGTGCCCTACATGAGCAAACGCTTTGCCATGAAACGTTTCCTTGCACTCACAGACGAAGAGTTGGCAGAAAACGAACGCTTGTGGGCAGAAGAAAGTGGCAAAGGAGAACCTACTACCACAGATGCCGCAGGCGAACTGCGTAGCGCAGGTATCAGTGCCAGTGGACTGGAAGGCGATATGGGTGCCGCTGGTGATTTAACAGCTCCTGAAGACATGCAAGCTGAGCCAGGAGAAGGCGCTGCTGGCACAGTACCTCCAGTAGGTGGCGCACAGCCAGGCGCTCCGGTGCCAGGCGCATAAATACATTATGATTTTAAGAGAACTGTTTTACATAGACCCTGACACGCGACATGTGGCAAATGATTTGCGATATGATGCGGGTCGCGACACTGGTCAATTGCATAGAGCGGATGCACGTAAGACCAGATTGAGTCTTAGACAGATAAATGAGCTGAGAAAAAGCAGCGAAGCACACATATTAGAACAAGAGAGCGAGTTGGAATTTGTTCATGCCATGTATGCAACTCCAGCAGCTCCACCAGCATAATTAAAAAACTGGCCGTTTTTCGCCTGTTTTCACGCCTTATCTATACACTTTTTCAATAAATGTGTAAATATAATACAGCCTTGTACCATAATCACAGGAGAACCTAACATGACTGACCGCGCTCAATTTGAAGCAATGCTTGAAGCTTTGATTAACGAAGATCAAGAAACAGCAAAAGAAATTTTTCACAACATCGTTGTTGGAAAATCACGTGAAATTTACGAAGAACTATTGGCAGAAGACTTTTCTGCTGCAGATGCTAACAAGCATGCTGGCCTAGGCGGACATCAATCTGAAAGTCAAGATGATGATAAAGAAGACGACGTTGAAGAAGGCATGGAAGAAGAAGGCATGGAAGAAGAAGGCATGGAAGAAGAAGGTGCCGAAGATGATGCAGATGCAGAAGACGACGGTGAAGATGATGCAGATTCAGAAGAAGAGCCAGAAGACGACGGTGAAGAGATGCCGTTTGGCGACGAAGAAGGTGAAGAAGGCGGCGATATGGAAGATCGCGTGATGGATCTAGAAGATGCATTGGAAGACCTAAAAGCAGAATTTGAACAACTAATGGCCGACGAAGAGCATGAGACAGCACATCACGATGGCATGGACGATCCAGCATTTGGTGGTGACGACATGGGTGGCATGGGCGGTGAGCCTGATGAACTAGAAGCCATGATGGAATATGTGAACAAAGTTGGCAATGTGCAACACGGTGACAATGGCCAAAACACACGTTCAGCAGTAGCTGGTAAGAACGATATGGGCGGCACAACTGCCAATATCGCTAAAAACTTTTCAACAACTAGCGGCGGTACAGCAGGCGGTTTGGCAGCTCCAACAACCAAGCCACTGATCGGCAAAGTACAAAATAGCCCAGATGCAAAAGCAGGCAAGACAGGCTTCAAGAAAGCTGAACCAGGCCATGGCGCAGAGAAGAAAGGCAAGAGCGAAGCTGGTGTTGATAAGAAGAGTCTTATCGGCGGCAAGATTCGTTAATTAATAAACAACATTGAAAAACATGTTATACCTCCGAGAGAATCTCAGTTTCAACGAAGCAAAAATGATCGTTGAATCTGATGACAAAGATGGGAAGAACTTGTACATGTCCGGGATTTGCATCCAGGGCGGTATACGTAACGCTAACCAGCGTGTTTACCCTGTTAATGAGATTGGCAAGGCTGTTAAGACCCTTAACGATCAGATTCAGAACGGTTATTCAGTTCTCGGAGAAGTGGATCATCCAGATGATCTAAAAATTAACCTGGACCGTGTGAGTCACATGATAACAAATATGTGGATGGACGGTCCTAATGGTTACGGGAAGTTGAAAATACTTCCAACACCTATGGGACAACTAATCAAGACCATGCTGGAAAGCGGCGTCAAGTTAGGAGTGTCAAGTCGCGGATCCGGAAACGTCAGAGATGACGGATCCGGTGAAGTATCAGATTTTGAGATTATCACAGTAGATATGGTAGCTCAACCTAGTGCTCCAGGAGCATACCCAACACCAATTTATGAACACTTGATGAACAGTCGAGGCGGATTAAGTGCCTTACGCATAGCGCAAGAGGTTAAAGGTGATCCTAAAGCACAGAAATATCTCAAAGAGAGCTTATTGAAAATAATAAGCAAACTCCAATAACAAGGAGAATCATATGTTGGATGCACTAAAAGGTTTATTTGAAAACAATGTGATTTCTGAAGAGATTCAAGAGTCGATTGAGTTGGCTTTCGAGAGTCGTGTGAACGAAGCTCGTGAACAAGCCACTCAACAATTACGTGAAGAATTTGCACAAAAATACGAACACGACAAAAACACAATGATTGAAGCTGTGGATCGCATGATCTCAGAACAGTTAAGTGCTGAAATCGTGGAATTTGCAGATGATCGCAACCAACTAGCTGAAATGAAAGTTAAGCTAGCTCAAGAAAAGAAAAAAGCCGCTAAGTTAATGAAGGAATTTGTTACACGTCAGTTGGCCAATGAAGTTCGTGAGTTGCATGAAGATCAAGTACAAATGGCAAGTAAATTTGGTAAGTTAGAACAATTTGTAGTCGAAGCTCTTGCTCAAGAAATTACAGAATTCACACAAGATAAACGTGATCTCGCTGAAACCAAGGTACGCCTAGTTCGTGAAGGTCGTGAAGAAATCAAGAAGGTAAAACAACAGTTTGTACAACGTGCAGCTAAGATGGTTGAATCAGTAGTGACTCAGAATTTGCATTCTGAAATTCACAGCTTGAAAGAAGACATCGAAGCCGCTCGCCGTGCTGACTTTGGCCGCAAACTATTCGAAGCTTTTGCTACCGAATATCAAGCAAGTTACCTAAATGAAAAATCGGAAACAGCCAAATTACTCAAGGTCATAGACTTGAAAGATTTAGCCATGAAAGAAGCTGCTGAAGCTGTCGTCAAAGCTGAACAAATCTTAGAAAGTAAACAAGCTGAGATCCGTACTCTTAAAGAGAGTCAAACAAGAAAACAAATCATGAGCGAACTACTGAGCCCACTTAACGGTGAGCAACGTGAGATCATGAGCGAGTTAATGGAGACTGTGAAAACAGAACGTCTTAACGAAAGTTTTGAAAAGTATTTGCCATCAGTATTGAACGGCAAAGCTCCGCAGAAGAAACAGGCACTAATAGAGGCAAAAGAAATAACCGGAAATAAGATTTCCAACAACCAAAATAGCAGTGGGTCAGCTGATATCTATGATATTCGCAAACTTGCTGGACTAAAAATTTAAGGAGAATTTAAATGTCAGAACTATTAAACGGACGTTGGGCAGAAACTAAGGAAGCCCTATTAGAAGGCTTACAAGGCACAAAAAAATCAGTCATGGGCGTAACGCTAGAAAATACTCGCAAGTATTTGATGGAAAGTCCTACAGCTGGTGCCACTTCTGCTGGTAACGTTGCAACATTAAATCGCGTGATTCTTCCAGTAATCCGTCGCGTTATGCCTACAGTCATTGCTAATGAACTAGTTGGCGTACAACCAATGACTGGTCCAGTCGGTCAGATCCACACTTTGCGTGTGCGCTATGCAGACTCATCAAGCGGCGCCGGTGTGCTAGCTGGTGAAGAGGCATTGAGCCCATTCAAAATTGCCAGTGCTTACTCTGGTAACCAAAATGACGCTATTGCTAAAGCAGCTACCACAGCTTCTTTAGAAGGTCAAGCTGGTAACAGAATGAGCATTCAAATCTTGAAACAAACAGTTGAAGCTAAAACTCGTAAATTGTCTGCTCGTTGGACATTCGAGGCTGCTCAAGACGCACAAGCCCAACAAGGCATTGACGTTGAAGCAGAAGTTATGGCTGCATTGGCACAAGAAATTACTGCTGAAATCGACCAAGAAATCATTGCATCATTGACTTCATTGGCTGGTACAGCTACACAAACTTATGACCAAGCTGCCGTTAGCGGTACAGCTACATTTGTTGGTGATGAGCATGCTGCACTTGCAGTTCAGATCAATCGCGTAAGCAACTTGATCGCTCAACGTACACGTCGTGGTGCTGGTAACTACGCTGTTGTATCACCATTCACATTGACAATTCTACAATCTGCTACTACAAGCGCATTTGCTCGTACAACAGAAGGCACATTCGAAGCTCCTACAAACACCAAGTTTGTTGGCACATTGAACGGCGCTATGAAGATTTATGTCAACAGCTATTCATATGACAACGCTCCGGT